AGGGTTTTGAATTAGTCACACTCGATATTGACGGCTGGGACATGCCCATCAGTGGTGACACGACCCAGTTAGAGAATTTGATGACAGATGTTGATCGAGCGATGAACAAAACGACACTAACCACAGATGACCTGGTGGTTAGTTTTTATTTAGACCGGAAACTGCCTCTGGAGGATGAGAACCCCAACATCATCCGAAGGAGGCACACCTACCAAGGACGACTATTTGAAAGGAGAGATAGATAATGGCTTTGACACAACAGCAAGTTGAGAATATCCAAATTGACCACGGGATTGTGTTTGTTAATTACGGGGAAACAGATCAAAAACAGTTGGGGCCCACTCGCGGGGGCGGAGAGTTTACAGTCACCAAGAATATTCGCGACATTGAATTTGACGGCCGCAAAGGAAAAACGAAAGGCTTGCAGGTGGTTGACGAGATTGATGCACAGCTCACCGTTACGCACCTGGACGCCAGTCTGGAGACGTTGCGCCTAGCAATGCCTTACGCCACGTATGACGAAACCGCAAAGAAACTCACCTGTGCTGGTGATAATGTGGGAATTGTGCCAGAGGAAGCATATCTCAAAAACGTCACGATGTTCGCGAAAGTGGTTGGCGGAGGGTACAAAAAGATCACCCTTTACAACGCAATGAGCGAGGCGGATTTCACTCTCACCGCCGCGCCGAAAGGCGAAGGTGAAATGCCGCTTGAGGTCTACGCTCACTGGGACCCCATGAATGATACCCAGCCGTTGTATGAGATTGAGGACGTTGCCTCTATTGCTACTGGAGACATCGAGCTTCCGACAGTTATTACTACTGTGCCTGCCCACGAGGCCGATGACTTTGATGTAGCCGACAGCCTGACCGCTAAGTTCAGCGAGGACATCCAGGTGCGGGATATCAACGAAAGCAACTTTACACTGATCAAGGTGGATGATAGTACTGTTGTTGAAGGCGAATTGAGTTATACAAGCGGCACCAGGACGGCAACATTCAAGCCGGAGCCTAACCTGGATGCGGACACAGCGTATATTTGGATGATCGCTAATGTCCGAGACAGGGCTGGCAACAAAATGGCGAAGGTAGTTGTCAACTTCAAAACCGCGGCGCAGTAATAAAGAGGTTGTAGGGCAGGGATTTCCCCTGCCTTCTTTTTACAAAGGGGGTTTAATACATGATCACAATTGAGCAAGGGATGAAAATTAGTGCTATTATCGACAAACTGGATTTGAAGGTACCCGATCCGAACAAGGGGCAGGCATTTTTTGGTGCCGATCTACTAATGCAAGTGCTTGCAAAAGCCCATAGAGCCAAGACGGAGATTTACGACTTAGTCGCCGAAGTTAAGGGATGTACGGTTAAAGAGGCTAAGGCCGTTAACCTGATGGAATTTATTAAAGAGTTAGGCGAAACCGAGGGCATAAAAGATTTTTTATCCTCTGCTGTTACGTCCCAGGTCCAAGAATAGCAGAGCTGCTGTCGGGGGTTTATCATTCGTCTCTGGTTAAGGGGCTCCCGATAGGTTCTGTTATGTCTTACATCAAGCACGCTATGGAACAAGAACAGGAGGAATATATCTGGGAGCTGTGGAGCGGTACGTATCCGCTCATGGCAACCGGACTTGTTCCTTTTAAGGGCTATGACGAGTTTAAGCGAGCGTTGTTGAAGCCTCACATCAAGTACAGTGATAAGTCTTCTGAAGAAATCATGAAAGAAATGCTGGCCGTGGTCGAGGCCTACGAGAAAGGGCGGTGAGGGTATGGAAATTTTTCGCTTGTTCGGATCGGTGTTCATCGAGAATGAAAAGGCCAATAAGAGCCTGCAACAAACGGATCAAAAAGCAGAGAAAGTCGGCAAAACCCTGCAAAGCACAATAAAGACCGCCTCCAAGTGGGGTCAAGAAATGGGCAAACAGCTAATAACTGTTGGCACCAATATCAGCAAAAAAGCAGGCGTACCCCTTGCGGCCCTGACTGCCTTGATGGGCGGCCTTGCTAAAACCACAGCAGATTACACCGCCACTGTCAAAGACAACGCTGCTATCGTTGGTTTGAGCGCTAAAAGCTACCAAGAATTGCAGTATGCTATGCAGCAATCGGGGTTATCGCAAGATGACTTTGTCCGCATGATGGGCCGGGTGAACCAGCGCATCGGCTTCGCCAGGCAGGGGAACGAGAAGTATCGAAAATCCATCGAGAAACTTG